ATGTCACTCCTACAGGTGGAAAGTATCCATCGATCACCACTGTGATTAGTAACAATGCAAAGAAGCAAGCAGGTCTTGCCAAGTGGAGAGCACGGGTAGGAAAAGAAAAAGCACAAGCAAAATCTACTCGTGCCTCTGGTCGTGGTACACGATACCATAAACTAGTTGAGGACTTCATCAACAACGAACTTGATACTACAAAGTACAAGGACATGCCTTTGCCCTGGTGCATGTTCCATTCTTCTCGTGAAATTCTTGAACGTATAAATAGGGTATACCTACAAGAGGCAGCATTATACTCTGACTATTTACAAATTGCAGGACGAGTGGACTGCATTGCAGAGTATGAAGGAGAACTTGCCATCATTGATTTCAAGACAGCAGAAGCACCAAAGAAGGAGCAATATCTTTACGACTATTTTGTACAAGAATGTGGCTACGCTTGTATGCTGCAGGAAGTATATGGTTTGTCGGTAAAGAAATTGGTCACGATTGTTGCTTGTGAAAATGGTGACACTCAAGTGAAAGTAATGCCTCCTAAAAAAGAATATCTTATTAGATTACAAGAATACATCCGAGAATACCAGGACAAATATGCTAGACAAACTGGAGGATAAATTTATGACAACTGCGAGATTTTCGCAGGAAGTTGAGAAGATTGCCTTTGATAACTCAATGAACTATATTGATGCAATCGTTTTTTACTGTGAAACCCATGAGATCGAGATCGAATCGGTCCCCAAACTTATTAGCAAACCACTTAAGGAAAAACTTAAGTACGATGCACAGAAACTAAACTACATTAAGAAAACTAGTCGAGCAAAACTACTTTTGGTATGAGTGATTTCTTTCAATCCGAGATGGTCCGAGGTGACCTACAAGAACTTGCCAAGATGCAAGAGTATTGCATGAAAGCAGCGATGACATTTCCTGCACTGTCTCCCGAGAGAAAACTAGAATATTTCGATGTGTTGCAGGAGATGATCGAGAAGCAGAAAGTCTTTTATACTAGACTGAAGTTGTCCGATGATCCCGAGGCAACTGACATGGCAGACAGCATTAAAAAAGCTGCTGTCATGTTCGGAGCGTCCGAAAATGAGGACGCTGGTGTCGTCTTTGATGAGCTGGTCGATAAGATCAAGGTCATGAGAGAAACATTACTGGCAGAAGGGTCTTGACCCTGCCTTCTGCCTGTGTTATAATTCGTTCGTGACAGGGGTCACACAAGCCACATCCAACATCCTAAACATCCATGTCTAATTTCGCAGAACTTAAGCGCAAGTCCCAGAGCAACTTTGATTTCCTTCAGAAGGAACTTCAAAAGTCCACCAATGCAAACAGCAGTGGCGACGATCGACTCTGGAAGCCCGCACTTGACGCTTCTGGCAACGGTTACGCAGTCATCCGTTTCCTGCCAGCACCCGAGGGTGAATCCCTCCCCTGGGCAAAGCTCTACAACCACGCCTTCCAAGGTCCTGGTGGTTGGTTGATCGACAACTGCCCCACCACTAAAGGTGATCAGTGCCCTGTCTGTGCCGCAAACAACAAACTGTGGAACAGCGGAGTCGAGAGCGACAAGGAGATCGCTCGCCAACGCAAGCGTAAACTCTCCTACTACAGCAACATCTATGTCGTCAAGGATTCTGCTAATCCTGACAACGAAGGCAAGGTGTTCCTCTACAAGTACGGCAAGAAGATTCACGACAAAGTTCTTGCTGCAATGCAACCCGAGTTCGATGACGAGACCCCTGTCAATCCTTTTGACCTGTGGGAAGGTGCCAACTTCAAACTGAAGATCCGCACCATCGGTGGTTATTGGAACTACGATGCTTCCGAGTTCGCAGCACCTTCTGCATTGAGTGCTGATGATGACGAGATGGAACAACTCTGGAAGCAAGCACACAGTCTGGAAGCATTCACTACTGCCGATCAATTCAAATCTTATGAAGAGATCGAGAGCCGTATGAGTGCTGTGTTGGGTATGTCTCGTCCTGCACAACAGGTGCAGTACGAAGAGGAAGAAGAACCCACCCCTGTTGGTGGATTCAATGCTCCTGACATCACCCCGTCCGCACCTAGCGTCTCTACCAATGAGACCGACGACGACGATGCACTGTCCTACTTCCAGCGACTCGCTGAAGAATGATAAGATTAACGGGGGGTCACACCCCCGTTTTTTTAAGCCTTGAATTAACGAAGTCGGAAGACTTAAGATAGTTGTTCTTCTTCCTGAACTCTTTAATTATTGATGAGACGTATTGTTCTTTCAGTAGATAGATCTCTCTTTTCTTTTCGTTCTCTTTTGATTCGTGTTCAAATGCTGTGACTGCATGTGAGATAGAAGAACCCAGAACTGTTTCTGTTTGTGTTCCGTTCCAGTAAGTAAAGGAACCATTGTGGAATTTTTCTGAAACTCTTTTCCCTGCCTCTTGTACAACAACAGGAATATTTTTAAGGGTCAAATCGGATCTTACTGATTGTGCAGACTTAAGTTCGTCCGTCTCATAGTATAAAATTTCCGAGTAAGGATCATCATACTTACCCTCGCAATACTTTCTCAAAGCATTTTCTGATAGTGGCCAGTCAAATGTTGGATTGATTAGATTGTTGACAAGAACGATGATCCAATCGTAGTCTGATCTTCCGTAAGCTTTTCTTGATACTTGGTCAAGTCTTTCACCTTCATTCACTGCATACTTGTTGTAGTACAATGCATATCCATATACATCAGGATCTAACTCAAATCTTCTGAAGAAATTCTTTGCAATTACAAAGTCGGAAGAAGTGAATGGATAACTGACTGGTTTGACATCATAGTTAATGTCTGGTAGTAATTTGAAATACATTAGAAGGTTCCGTTTTCAGAGTTGACATCAATTTCGTTAGCAAAGATGAGTTTGAGTTCTTTGAATTGAACTGACAACTCGGTTGCGACTGGTGCTCCCATTTCGTATGCTGCCCACGCACCATCAGGAGTGAAGTTTATATTGACTGCGGTGATAGCACATGCTTTGTATTGTGGTACAAATTCATTCAGTTTGTTTGCAGTCATGAAGTTCACTTGACAAACTTTAGGTACGGTTAGCAAAGCAGAAGTATTTTCTACAAGACCACCGAATGATTGTCCTCCATAGGAAGGAAGCATCGCTTTTTTAAACATGTTGCAAATCGTTTTGATGTATTGCGATTCTCTCTTACTCCTTGCTTGCATCTTGAACTTCATGTTGAATGTTCTCAACTCTGGAGATTCATACATCATCTCAACGTTTGGGTTGACGATGGTTCCGCTAACACCAGACATCAACTGGTTTACATTGACGTTTGCATTCAATCCTTTGTTTAATGCATCTACTGCTGACTTATAACCTTGGATTTTAATTGATCCCAACGCTCTATTGACAGCAGATGATAGGTTTGGAACACCACCACTAGCAACTGCTTGAGCTACCTCTTGGAAGACACCACCGAACCCAGCGCCGCCCCACTTTGCTCCGTACTGTCCCTGAATATCTTCGGGCATGTACAGAACAATATCAGTGTATCCTTCTGCTTTTTTTAATCCTCCTTCTCCACCTAGTGTAACCGATGCATTGTATTGTGCATAGGATGCTCCTAGATTTCCACCATCACCAGCATTGCCACCAGCTTTTGCTTGGAATGGAGGTTTGTAATCGTAGAAAGAAAAAGTTACGTAGTCTGTATCAGGACCAACCCAAACATCACTAGGATATCTTAACGCACCACCCGCACCTGCGGTGACACCAGTTGTTTGTGGAGAAAACGATACTGTAATTCTCCCTCCTTTTTTATTTGGATCTGTATTCTCTAGTTCTGCTCGGGCTTGTTGTTGCTGTGCAACTTGTCCGTCTGGTCCTCCCCATGCCATTACTTCACCATCTCCTTATCTGATTGTTTACCATATCCTTTGATAACTCGTTGTGCTTTTATACGATCCGAATATTTGGATTCAGTTTCTTTCCATACTAATTCTCTATCGTATGGTAGTTTGCCTGATCCTCTGGTCATGATAAAGTCTTCGACTGGTAAGAAGATGGAAGTTTCCCACTCATCGATGGCAAGATCCAAGAACTGACTCTCGCAATGGTTGTAAAGGTATTTATGCACCAATGCCTTGGGCATATCAATGAGACCACGCTCTAATTTTTGTATAATTTTTACACGTTTCTTTGGTGTGATGTAGTGTAGGTTAGCACCATAGAATCCTTCACCATCTTGCTTGATAACATAGACTAGTGGAAACTTATCGTAGTATGGCAACCACTTTGACATTGCCTTGTACTCAAAGAAGTAAAGGTGTCCCTCTCTTACTTTCATTCGCAATAGATTTTCATCTTGCGCTTGGTCTCTTGCATCTCTCTTTTCTTGACGCAATAGTTTTTCTGGTGTTGCCTTGTATGTTGATGCTAGATCTTTTACTGCTCTTTTATACCAAGAGAGTGTCTTCTTGTCTCCTCCTGTAGCATCACTAACTTTCTCAAAGATAGTAGTATAGTTATTGGTTGTGCCGAATCCTTTAGCGTTTCTTCTTGCCATAACTCTTTATCCCTAGGTGTTCTTCTGTAAGGATTACAAATGACATCTGCCTGTCCTCACAAAAGTCCTCCGCCGCTTCCCATTTGGCACGGTTTTTAATATAAGTCAGGACTTCTTTCTTCCAAGCAGCTGTCTTGCGTTTTGGTTTCTCATTTGGTTTTTGTGTCTGTTTCTTTGGTTTCACTTCAATGATGTACTTCTTAACCACGCCAGTCTTTGACTTGACTTTGATGTAGAAGTCTGGATAGTATCTGTGAACTCTCCCATCAGTAGGGCATCTGTAAGGAATGATTACTTCCTCACTACCCCATTCAATGATGCTTCCATTATGATCACAGAAGTCCATGAACTGACGTTCCCACAAACTACGATAAATAATATTAGTGGGATTGCCCTTGTACTTCCGTGGGTAGGCTGGTTTATATTTTCCAGAGTAAGGCATAATGTTTCCGCACACCTTCCGTATCTATTTAGATGAGTAAATCACTACAAAATTTTATGTCCGCAATCGCATCTCATGGTGGGATGTCGATGACAAATGGATATGATGTTGAGTTTGAGTTTCCGAAGTCATCACTTTCTGATACACTGAAGGCTTATTACACTCCTGACTCTAGCGATAGGGATATGTTGAAGATCCTCTGTGATGAGGCACAACTTCCTAACGTACAGTCAGCAACAGGACAACTACAAGGTAGATACTTGGGTGAAAACCAAGTCAATTATCCATACGCAAAATTTTATAGTGATATTTCTTTGTCGTGGATGGTTGATGCTAATGCTACTCCAATAAAGATTTTTACTTCATGGCATAACTTTATCTTTAATGGAGCTGGTAAGGAAAAAGAGAAATCAATTTCATATCAGAGACTTAATACTCTTAAAGAACAAACAGCGTCTGCCCTACAAAGAGAAGTTAGGATGCAGTATCCTACAGAGTATCTTGCTACGTGCAGGATCACGAAGACTGAAAAGGGTCCTAGTGCTCCTAATGAGAGAGGATCTATGATGTATATTTTACAGGACATCTATCCATACTCTCTAGACACTGTGCCTTTGTCGTATGGAACCTCGCAGATCACGAAGTTCACAGTCAACTTCCAATACTCCAAGCATACTGTTGTGTTCAATGACATCAGGAAGTATGAAGGTGTTAACTTGGAAGGGGTGTCCGATCTGTTTAGTTGAAACGAAATTTACTTTTTGATTACCAGAATTCCGAAAAATTTTTCCCGCCAAAAATTAGGTCAAAAAGTCGAACTAAATAAATATACGATTTGAATTAAACATTCATGGCATTACCTAAACTTGGTGTACCCCAGTACGAATTAACTCTCCCATCAACAGGCAAGACGGTAAAGTATAGACCATTCCTTGTTAAAGAAGAGAAGCTACTGCTCCTTGCTTTAGAGTCTGAAGACGAGAAAGAGATTGTTACTGCTGTAAAAAATACACTGAAGGCTTGTGTGATTTCTAGGATTAAAATTGATCAGTTGCCATCGTTTGATCTAGAATATTTGTTCCTCAAGATTCGTTCCGCTGCTGTTGGTGAGGTCATTGAGATGACTGTTACCTGCACAGATGATAAGGAAACAACTACCGTGGCACGTATTAATATTGATGACGTTGAGGTAGAAAAACCAGAAGGGCATACTAATAAGATTATGCTTGACGGTGAGACAGGTATCGTCATGAAGTATCCTAGTATGGATAGGTTTATTGAGTCGCAGTTCTTGGATAAGAATGTTGGAACTGATGAAGTGTTTGCGTTTATTGCTGAACACATTGATCAGATCTTCCAAGGTGAGGATGTGTATGACTCTTCTACCACAAGTAAGAAAGAGTTCCGTGAGTTTGTTGAGGGTTTGACAACTAAACAGTTCGAGGCAATCCAAAAGTTCTATGAGACTATGCCTAAACTTTCGCACTCATTCACAGTGATCAATC